CTTAAATAGTTTTTCTGATTGTCGTTCAGTAAGATTATCCTGAACATCTTTAGACCAATTACCTGTGTAATAGGTCATCTTGTTTTCTTTAGAGGTTTCTCTAAACTTGATTAGTCTTTCAGGTATAGCTTCAATCTCTGATTTAAGCCATCTGTCAATTTGTTTACTCGCCATAATATATCTCTCCTTTATAGTTATTATAAATCTGCAATTTTGAATTTCTTAATGACATTCTTGGTAGGAATAACTGTTGTGTTACCGCCATCTGCAAGCTCACCATTTTCTTCATAATTGTAGTCACTCATCAAAACATGAACCTTTTTATCATTCTTTACCAACCAACCGGTCGATACACAAATAGCAGGTTTCATTCTCTGAATTTCTTTCAATGATTTCCAACCAGCGTCTGATTGAATATCCTCCCAATATACCAAATAGAAATCAAATGTAAATGGTATTTCAGGTACATCATCTTTAAACTTTTTAGTAAGTTTTTTTGCCATACACTCCCTCTACGAACATTCCTTATCAGCAATCTTCGTGTCTTTCAATAATGAACATTTGTATTCACTATCTGCATTTTGTCTTAATTGAGCAGCTAAACTTTCTAAAATCATTGGTAAGTTTTTTTCTAACACATCTACCATTTGTAAAGAAAAGTTATATGCCAACTTTTGCATTTCAGCTTCTAGTACGGAAGTATCTACACCATTACCAGTTACCGTTTCTTTTACTACATGACCAACAACTGCTGTATTATAGTCATCTGCCTTAGCAACACCTGACCATATAAAAGCATTTAATATCAGTAATGCAATTATTATCGTATTTTTCATAATATATATGTCCTTTTGTTATCGTTTATATGTATATAATACACTAAAAGTCAGCTAAAGGCAAGCGGTTTTTCGCTTTTTTTTCACTTTTTTTTCGTTGATTTTACTTGTTTTTTTGATTGTATAGGGGGTGCGTCATAGTTGACCACCCCCCATATACGGTGATTCGCTATTGTGATAGCGCTCCAGATGTACTGCCTCTGGCTTGTACTTCTGGTGTTTTATATTCGTCATTCCAACCAAATGCCTCTTTTACGACAGCGGTTGATAAACCTTTATATTTTTTATGTAGTTCTTTGTCTTTCATTGCGATAGACAATTCTGCTTCACCTTTTGATAAAGCTTCTAGTATCTGAACAAACATAGTTTCTTTTCTGGTTTTTGATGTTGCTACATCAGCGCCTTCTACAAAATGCCAGAATTTCTTAGACTCATTTTCTAATAGTGAATGTTCAGTTCCCTCAGGAGCTTCGTTTGCAATAAACGGTGGACTTCCTTCTGGTAAATCCCATTTAATATTGGGGTCAAATGAACCTTTGATAATTCTTCTTAAACCTGGTGTGTCGTTCTCTCTGAGAACAGCAATCTTTTTAGGTTTGTCTTTTGCGTTGTTTACTTTAGTCAAAACTTCGTGCATTAATAACCTACCACTACCACTAGTAGCAGCCATAGTTTCCATAGCAGCTTTAGACATCAAGTTTGGGTTTTGTGTTGCCATTTTTATATCTCCATGTTAAAAGTCACCAATGTTCTCCATTAAAGACTTCAATTTATTTTCAATAAAGTAAGTTAATAACTTGCTACGGTCATTAACTTTGTAACTTCGATAACTATTTATAATAGCATCCTCGTAGACCTGTGGTATCTGGTTTAGGTCTATTAGCTTGCTATTTCTAAGCCAATTATTTCTAATTTCATCTGTATGATTAGCAATATCTGAATATTCTTCTAATCTTTTTTTGGTCATAGGTTTTTGTTTTTCACCAGTTACAAAACAATCGTCTGGCGATAGTATATTTGGTATACCATCTGACCTATCACCTTTCATAATTTGTTCTAACAAGAATTCTTTGGCGTCTAATCTGATACCTTCTTCGTCAAAACCTATAAACTTCTTTTGTATAGGTGCGTACTGTTCAACATTCTTAAACCATTGCAATTGTATAAAGTCTTTGTCACCAGATACAATCATAATCTTTTCATCTTGGTGGTAATACTTTGTTAGTATGGCGATTATATCATCAGCCTCACACTTCTCCTCGTACATCATAACATAAGGGAAGTTTTCTTTTAATTCATTTTTAATATTGGTAAGTATATCAAAGATATTATCCCAATCAAAACTTGATTCAGTTCTATCTTTCTTTCTTTTATACTTGTATTGTGGAAATATATCTCTACGCCATGTATTACCAGCGTCTGAACAAAGTACCATGTTACCGTACTTTTGTTTAAATTTTACATTAAAGCCACGCAATGAGTTCATCACCATGTGTCTTATCATTTCTTCGTTTGGTTTTACATCACCTTGACCTCTGGTCTGCACCATAAGATTTGAAATTAAAACCTGGTTTAAATCAACTAATATCATTGTGTAAAGTTCCTCTCATAAAACCAGTTTCGATAAATCTTATCTGTAAATAGTTGTAAGACTTCGTGGTATGGTATGTTGTCTGTTAATATCAATTTTTCTACTTCTTCATATTCATAACTATCAACTTTTCTGGACACCTTATGTGTCTTTGCTGTTTCAAATAATGCTCTTATATTTCTAAGATGATTACTCATTGTCAAATACTTTTAGTATTATAAACATAACAATGACACTCACAATCATACCCATAAAAAACAAACCTAAACCTGATGATATAGTCATAATAAACGGAGGCGACCCGAAGGCCGCCTCTGAATTAAAGTTACGCTGAGTAACCTTGGTTACCAAACAAAGCAGTTTGACCAGCTGCGATTACAGCTTTTGATGGTGCTCCTACTCTGTAAGAAACTCCAGATGATGTTCTATTTTCATAAATCATCATGCCTTCATTTCTAAGTTTACCAACCATTGAAGCTGGTGACCTTAGGTCAAATGTAGTTCTTAGAGATTTCCAAGTTACTGCATTTCCTTTAGCAAAAAGGTTTCTAATTTTTGCTGTTTTTGATAGTTTAGTTCTAGCCATGTGACTATTCTCCTTCTTTGTGTTAAATAAAAAGTTAAACATAATTGTTATAACTCCTCTCTTTCTGTCAATTTTACAACCTGACATGGCGATTCCAGAACGGAATTCTGTTTAGTTATCATTGTCATTAGGGTCAAAGTCTGGAATAAAGTCAACGCCTGTTAACTCATCTTTGACATCCTCTGATAACGGTTTTGTTACTCTATCTTTCTTTGGTCTAAAATCAATGTCATTAATATTAGAGTAATCTATTCTAGCTCTAACATTACCTGCATTGTCTGTATTTAATTCTACTGTATTATCTACAATTTTATGTACTATGTGATTTAAACCAAAATCTCGTTTGATTGTCGCTCTAAGGCAATCAACCAAATAAGAAAAGTCTTTTGTAAAAGTATCTGTTTGTGTTTTCATAGCAAGGTCTACAAAATTATGTAATAGTTTCATAGCAATATCATCTACAGCTGATTCAATAAACTTAGCAGTCTGTTCCTTTTCAATCTGTTTTTGAAACTTCGTACTAGGTTGAACACCTGTATTTTCTTTGTTCTTAATCCTATCAGTAGGAAAAAGAATAACCTTACCATCATCTGACACTATATCTTTTCGCCTTTAAAATTTGTTAAACCTTTATCGGCCATAAATTCTACTAATTGATTATAACCACCTACAAGTTCACCATCAATTTTAATTTGAGGCATAGTTCTAACTTGTTTACCAACTGCTTCGTACAGTTCTTCTGGTGATTTAAAATCTTTACCAAACATCTTTTCTTCGTAGGTCAATCCAAGGCCTTTCAACAAGGCCTTTGATTTATCACAATAGATACAATTTGGTTTACTGTAAATTGTTATCTGCATTGTTATCATCTTTCATTAGTTCTTTATACTTAACTTGAGCCTTTTCTTTAAGGTTATAAGCGTCAACAGCTTCAGCAATTGTGAAGTTGTACATCTTATTATACTCACCTAAAGGCAATCTCAAGCCAATCCAAACTCTGTAGTAACCATTTTTAGTTAATGTAACATCTTGTTTAAAGATTTCGTAACCTCTAACAGGTGTATTCTTAATTTTATTAACTATAATAGATTCTACTTCACTTACAACTGTTTTTGTATTTGTTTTACCAAGTTCAGTTATAAACTGTTTAGATTCTTTATTCATTTCACCAGCAATGATATCAGCAAGTTC